CCACAGCCACGCCCCCGCCCGCCCCGGCACCCGGCGTCCTCAACATCCAGCAGCCCGCGGTCACGCTCCAGCAGACCACCCCAGGCCAGTACGCCGGCCAGCTGACCCTGTACGCCACGGGCGGCCCGGTCCGGTGGCGGATCGACTGGCTCGGCACGTCCTCGGCGCTGCAGTTCTCCCAGCCGTTCGGGGTCATCCCGGACGGCCAGCCGGCCACCGTCACCGTCACCGTCGACGCGGCCGCGGCCCAGTCGGGGCCGTGGACGATCACCATGAACGACGGCCAGCAGATCACCGTCACGGCAGCAGGCTAGGCCCGCCCCCCGCGTCCTCACCGTCGCCGTACGGGACCGCGCGGCCCCTGATCCTCACGGGCCGTGGCGCCGCCGCGGCGTCGGCGGCCTGCACCGCCAGGCCGGGGGCAGCGCGCAGCCGCGCCCTCGTGGCGAGCAGCTCGCGGCGTACCCACGCGGCGAAGACCAGCAGGGCGCAGACGGCAGCCCCGGCCGCCGCCGCCCGGTCCCCCTGCCGGCCCAGCACCGCCGCGGACCCGAGGGCGGCGAACCCGGCCCAGCCGCGCCAGGTCACGGCTTCCGCCCGATCCCCGCGACGACATGCGCGCCGCCCGGCGCCGCCTGGGGCATCTCCCGCCACCCCGGCTGCAGCCAGACCGCCGGCCCGACCCCCGGCGGGACGATCTCCAGGCCGGCGAGCAGCCCCGCCATCTCGGCCTGGGTGAATTCGCGCGGGACCGCCGGCGCGTACGCCTCCTGCACCCCGGCCAGCTCCTGCGCACTGGCGAACCGGGGAACGCTCACCGCCACGAACGACCCCGGGGCGGCCCGCCGCGCGTACCCGGCGACGATCCGGCGGGCCTGCCGGGCGGACTGGAAATGCAGCACGAGACACGCGAGCACGCACACCGGCCTGGCCGGGTCGATGACCTTCAGCAGGCCCGGGTCGGACAGCACCGCCCCCGGCCGCCGCAGATCCGCCTCGACCAGCGCGACACGGTCCCGGTCCGCGTCGCCGATCACCGCGTCGAACTCGCCGAGCGTCAGCTTGTCCAGGTCGACGTACGCGGTCGCGGCGCCGGGCAGCATCGACCGGGCCATCTCGTGGACCTGCGGCCCCGGCGGCAGCCCGCACCCCAGGTCCACGAACTGGGCGACCCCCTGCCCGGCGGCGTACCCGACTGCACGGGAGATGAACATCCGGTCGACCGCGGCGATCTGCCGCACCGTGGGGCAGATCGCCTCGAGCTGGCGGGCGGCGGCCTCGTCGGCCTGGCCGTAGTTCCGGCCGTCGAGCAGGTAGTTGTGGATCCGGCTGCTGGACGCGGCTTCCGCGTCGAATCGGGGTACCCCGCCAGGGACGGGCACTGAAGGTTTCCCGCCCCTTTCTGTCTCGGCTGGTCTTGGCGTCCGCGCCGGAACCCGGTCCGGGGGCCGGGCCCGAAATACGTTGCTGTGATCCCTTGTCCCGGGTGTCCCTCGCCTGGGGTCCGGCGCGGAGTTCTGGGTGGAACCGTGCCGGCGGCTAAACGGTGCGTTGCGCCGCCGGCACGGCTCCCGCGCGGCATGGGGGGGATGGTGCCGCGCAGGCTTCAGGGGGCTAATCGCACGGCGCGGATAACCTCGGTGAGCCCGCCGAGCAGTTCCCGCCACGTGCGGCGGGTGATGGTCTGAGACCCGCCGCCAGGCAGCCAGATGTGCGCCTGGGGCATCACGCCGACGGTGTAGGCGGTCACGTCCGAGAAGGTTTCCGCGAGGTCGGCCACCGCCTGCCGGGCGGCGGACTCGTCCTCGTCGAGAAGGCCGCACGACGACGGCCGCAGCGGGAGGCTTCCCCAGCTGCGCGACCCGTCCGGGTCGGTCGGGTCGTACCATCCTCCAGGCCCCACAGCGCTTCCCCTCGCTGTCGCTTGCGGGCAGTTTCCTCTAAATCCCCGGAAACCGGGGTTAGCGGAAACTGCTGTCTCTAACGGACGGTACCTGCCGTTCCGGTATCACGCAATGAGATCAGCCGGGCCGCGCCCGGTGATCTTGAAGGGCGAGCCGGCGGATTCACAGCGGATTCACGGCAAACTCCAGGTAGACAACCGTGTCCGCGTGCACGTGCATGCGCATTAGCGGCGACGTGAGGTTAGGGAACCGTTACCCGCAGGAAACCGCCGCGTAGCCGGATTTAGTGAAATCCGTGACCTCGGGCGCGTGCCCGCCGGCTGCCGGGGGCGGGGATATCACATCGGAAGCGAGTTCGTTTCGTGATGCCGGCGGCCGGCGGGCAGGTTCAAGGGGGGGCCGCCCAGGGCGCGGGCGGCGGGGCGAGCTCGTCGACCGCCGTGGCGATGGCGGACAGCTTGACGTGGTTCTGCAGGTCGGGGTGGACCAGGATCCGGCGGATGTCGAGGATCAGCTGGCACAGGACCGCGGCCAGGTCGAGGTCCGGGTCGCGGAGCGGCCGGAGGGATTCGTTCACGTGCGTCAGGAGGCCGGTCCCGGCTCCGGCCCCGGCTCCGGCTCCGGGACGCGGTCGTCCCGGCATGTCGCCGCTGCGGCGCACACCCGGACGGCGAGGTCGGGCGGGCGCTCCGCCGCGTCGTTATACATGCGGACGGCCCACGCCTCGGTGTCGCCCTCGTGCCGGACGGGCCATTTCAGGTCTGCGGGCGCTGGCCGGTAGAGCACGGTCAGCCCCGGTAGAGGGTTGTCGGGGCGGAGTCGCCGCGGTAGAGGGTCTGCGGCGTGGACGCCTGGGCGGCGCCCGCCCCGGCGGCGGCGAGGCCGAGGGCGATGAGGACGGCGGCGAGGATGCGCTTGGCGGTCATGAGAGGCTCCCTTTTCCTGCGGGGCGGGCGCTCACCGTGACGTTAACATGACGCTAAGCATGATCGCAATAGGCGACGCGACGACCCCGGTAAGCGACGGTTCCGCCGCGCCGCCAACCACCCGCACCCCCAGCGCGTCACACCAGCAACGAAAGAGGCCAGGAATGCCAGTCACAGTCGCGGTCTACCTCATCACCTGGGTCCTGCTCGGCTTCGCTGCGAGGCCGCTAGCCCGCCGGCTCGGCAACCCCGGCTCCTGGCCCGTCGTGCTGCTGCTCGGCGCGCTCGGCGCGGTCGTCCTCATCGCCGCCTCCTGGCCGTGGCCGTCGCAGGGGCACGGCCACAGCTAAGAGCTACCGCCACGTCCGCTCCTGCCGGTTCCTCGCGATCGTCCTGGTGCGCCGCGCGTGCTCGGCCTTGACGTGCGGCAGGCCCACCGCACGCGCCCCGTGGCGCACCTGGATGCCGCCGACGCACCCCCGGCACCGCCTGGTCCCCCACACGTAGAACGGGCTCCGGTGATACCCCGTACCCCTGCAGGCCCGGTGAATCGTCCGCGGGTGGAACACGCAGCCGAGCAGGTATCCGCCGCCCAGGACGAGACCGGACAGGATGAACCCGGTCACGCCAGCCCCGGCCGTGGCGATCAGCAGGACGACGGCGGACACGGCCAGCCACGGGATTTTCTTCACGCCATGAGTGTGAGGCCGGGAGACGACGCGGGCTATAGGCCGGCGGCCGGCACATCAGTCCGGCAGGTCTGCCGCCGCGAGGCCTTCAGCCGGGGCGTGCTTGTCCTCCCAGTGCGCGCGGGCGTCGGTGACGAACTCCCACAGTTCCATCTCGCCGACGAACAGGCCCCAGTCGCAGCCCTGGTAGCGGCAGGACAGGACGACCGTCGCGCGCCCGAACGCCCCGGAAGCGGCGGCGTCCTTCGCGGTCAGGTAGAACTCGGTGTCCTCGCCGCCGAGCGCGTCAAGCGCGGCGTCGATGTAGCCGTCCCTCGGGGTGGTCTCGGTCATGGTGTCAGCCTCTCACCCGGCATCTGGCCGGTTCCACCACTGGCCCAGCGTCCCCGAGCCGCCGACTTCCCCGGCCTCGGCGTGCAACTGGTCTACTGTCCCGCGCTCCAGCGGGACACCCGCCTTGTGCGCGATCCGGCCGAGCATCACCGCGCGCCACGGCGGCAGCTTCCCGAGCTTGGCGGCAGGGACGGGGTTGCCGTCCTCGATCGCGAGCAGGCAGTCGTCCTGGTTGGCCATCAGTTCGGCCCGGCTGTCGAGTTCTGTGCGACTTGTCATGGCCCTCAGTCTCTCGCGCGTTACGTCCGTAAGCGTTTTTCCCCTGGAGCTCGGGGCGCGTCGTCACCATAGACGAGCCGTTTCCGCCACCCGGCCGGAGGCGGCCACGGGACACCCCACCCGGCGAGCGTGGCCTTTGTCCAGCCGCCGCGAGGAGAACGAGCGGCGTCGATCTCCTCGGCCGTGACCCTAGCCGCGGGACGCCGCTCTCCCGGCCTCTCAGGCTGCCGCTCGTACGCGCTGACGCGGCCGCATCCGAGGCAGATGCCCTTGGCTGCGGCGAAGACCTTCGCGCGGCGCGTCTTCCAGGCAGCTGATCGCAGGTATGCCTGGTAGTCGGGGACCTGGGTCCGGGTGGCGACCGTACTTCGGGTCATGGTTTTCTCTCTAGGTCCGTGGCTGGGTTCTGTTTAGGGCCCGTAGGTTCTTGGTCTGGGGTTTGCGGACCCTCGGCTGGTGGGGTGGTGGGATAGGACTGGCCTAGAGCCGGGACGCTTCTTGCAGGTCACAAGCCTGCCTCAGTCCCGACGCTAAGGACCAGTCCTGGGTGCGTTCCCTCGGCCGGAGCCGGTGTATGGGTCCCATTCGACTGCCGCGTGCACTACTACGCGGACGGGCGCCATGTGCATGCGTCTCGCGGGTGGTTCACCGTGAGGCCCCCCCGCGTTTTTGCGAGGCCAGGGTTGGTTACCTGAGGTGTGTTCACGGCCGGGCGCATGCTCTTGTCCTCTTCCCGGCTCCGGGTCCTGGCCGCGGTGTCTTAGGGGCTGGTCTGCCCGACCGCTGAACTCGTCGCTGGGGCCGATCCTGATCAGGACCGGGTTACGGCGGGCCGCGGCCGGGGGTGGGGTGCGCAGGCGACACGCCGCATGGGCGTGCTGTACCTACGGCACGGGTCCGTGTTATCGTGAACTCCGTTCCGGTGCATGTTCCGGGCATGACAAAGGCGCCGCGCTCGCGGGTCGATGTCAGAGGCGGTAGAGCGGGTCGGCTACAGGTTGGTCGCCATAGGGGCCGATCGCTCGGGATCTGAAGTTGTGTCAGGCGCTATCCCCCGGGTGGGGACGGCGCCTTAGTTGTTTAAGGTCACAACGAGCCTCCTGTTAAAAGTCCCGGCCATCATTCCACGTTCCGTGACCAGGCGTAAGCCGGCGCGCCGGCTCGGTTACCCCCGTGATCACCCGGCTAGCCGCTCGCTGAACATCTGGGCCAGCGCGGGGCGGAGCGGGGCCAGATGCCGCCGCCAGTTCTCGTCCAGCGCCGCCGCCGTCTCCGCATCCCCCTCGTCGGTCGCCAGCCACCTCAGGTGGCGGATTCCGTGCAGGAGCACGTCGGCCACCCGCGGGACCGGCACCTCGGCCGCGCCGTGGGGCGGAGCCTTCCCGATCGCCGCGGGCAGCGCAGCGGTAACGGGCGCTGCAGCGGGCCACCTTTCCCGCACGTACCCGCCGGCGTTCACCACGCCCATGTACGTCAGCACGATCGTCGGGCCGTCCGGCCGCCACGACGTGGAGTGGAGCACATCCGTCCGGGGCGTGTCCGCAGGCAGCTGGATGAAAACCGCGTCACCGGGGTCGATGCCATGCTGGAACAGCATCAGCTCGGCCTCGTAATGCACGTCGCTGGCCGCCTCAACCGGGCCGAACCTCCACGCGTCCCCGTCGCTCAGCAGCCAGATCCCGAGCTCGTCGGCGGCCAGCGGCCACACCTCGACGGTCACGGTCATCAGCTCAGGCATTGTCGGTCTCCTTCTGCCGCTCCGCCCTGACGATCTGATCGGCGCGGGCCTTGCTGATTCCTACCCGGTTCGCGAGCTGGGCAAGAGACAGGCTTTCCGCCTCGTAGATCCGCAAGGCCTCGGCGTGCCGAATGCGGGCCGCCTCGTCGGAACGCGACCGCAGGGCCTCAAGCAGCCGGCCGGCCGCCTCGAGCTTCGCCTGCGGATCGGTGGCGCGGCGGATGGCAGCGAGAGCAGCGTCCGCCGCGACAATCGCCGCGTCCACCTCTTCGGCGGGCGTATCACCCATGCGGCCAAGCGTACAGGTTCTAGCCGTACATATCCCTTGACGGCACGACGGGGAGGCGGTTACCGTGTAGGGAGCTAAACGGCAAAAATGCCAAGGATCACCAAACGCGAGCGAGGTGTACGGGAGACCGTGAACAGCACCCCAGAGCGAGACGAAGCCGACACGCTGCTGCCGCCCCGCAAGCTGGTAGCCCTGTTCGGCGTCTCATCGCAGAGCCTTCGCAACTGGCACGCGGCGGGCCTGCTCGCCGCCCAGCGCACCGCAGGCGGTCACCGCCGCTACCGCGAATCCGAAGTCCGCGCGCTCGTCGCCGAGCTTTCAGAGGTGGCGGCGTGAAGACTTCCCCCGACATGATGAACGGCCCCGCGCTGTCACGCGGAGCCGTTCCAAGCCATGCCCTAGCCGTCCAAGCAAGGAGCATCACCGATGAACACCACGGTAACACGCGCGTCCGCCCCGGCGCGGAAGCCGAACCGCCGGCGGGGTGCGGTCCCGTCCCGCCCGGACACGGTCATCCAACTCGCCCCGTACGCCGCCCGCAAGCGCGGGGTGCAGTGGGGTGCCGCCTACCGGCGGGAGACCGCGCGCACCGGCCGCTGGCCGGCCAGGGCAGCGACATGAGACGCGGGATCACCATCACCCGCCGCGGCGCCGCGTGGACCGCCCTGGGGGTCCTCCTGGCCGGCCTCGGCGCCCTGGCCGGGTACTGCTGGGACACCAGCCGCGTCTCAGGCCCTGAAGGGGTCGGCGCGGTCGTCCTCATCGCCGCTGCTGCTGTTGTTACGGCGTGGCTGCGGCGGGACAAGCTCCACCACCCGGGAAAGCACAGGCAGGTGCGGCAGTGACCCGCGTCATCGCCGCGGCCGCCGGACTGGCCGCCGCCGCCATCCTGGCCGCCGTCGTGGTCCTTCACGTCCTCACGGTCATGTCCGGGGCGGCGGCGCGTACCGCGGTGAACGGCTACGCCTCCTACTGGCAGTCGGTAGGCCAGCAGGTCCAGCAGGCGAAGGAGCAGCCATGAACCCGGCCGGCCCGGTCCTCCTGCAGGTCGTCATGACCGCCGGGGAAGCCGCAGAACTGGCATGGCAGGACGAAGCCCTGTGCGCTCAGACAGACCCCGAGGCGTTCTTTCCCGAGAAAGGCGGCTCAACCCGCCTGGCCAAGCAGGTCTGCCTCAACTGCGACGTCCGGGCCGAATGCCTGCGGTTCGCCCTCGATCACGATGAGCGGTTCGGTATCTGGGGCGGGATGTCCGAGCGCGAGCGCCGCCGCCTCAAGCACGTACGTACGTCTGCGCCACCCATCCCGCAACCAGTGAAAGCAGTCGCCTAGCCATGCGCACTCTCGCCCGCCTCGTCGTCAATCTCGCCCTGCTGATCGGCACTGTCGCCGCTATCGGCTGGGTGACCACCCTGAAGGCCTACCACGACGCGTCCCCGCACATGCGGACGGGGATCGTGATCGGCATCGCCGCGGGCGCCTTCATCGTCGCCTGGATCGTGCTCAGCAGGGTCATCCCGGCGAAGAAGAAGACCGCGCAGCGCACGTCGTACCCGTACGCCGCTACCGCGAAGCGCAGGTAGGAGCCGGCCATGTCCCGCGTCATCGCCGCTGTCACGCGCAAGCCGAGGGCCCGGTGCCGGTGCTCAGGCTGGCCGCACGCGCCATGGTGCCCGCGGTCCCGCAGGACGAGGAGGGGCCAGCCATGATCACCGCTGCTGTCCTCGCCGCCGCGCTGCTGGCCCCCGCCGGGGTCACGGCGTCCATCCAGGGCGATCCCGTGTGCCTGCCGGTGACCGCGCAGCCGGGGCACTCCTACCCGCTGTCCGTCTCCGTCTCCGGGGCCGGGTCGCTGGCGCTCTCGGTCGTCCCCGACACGGGCGGGCTGCACGCCAGCCTGCGGCAGGTGCCCGCGTCGTGGGTGGCCTTCGCCGCCGCCGGTCCCGGCTCCGTCGCGCTCACCCTGGCCGTCCCCGCAGACGCCGCGCCGGGCGCGTACTGGAGCGACATCGAGGCCGCGACGGGCGGCCAGCCGCAGTCCGGCGCCGGGGTCGCGGTGACGAACCGCGCCGCCGCGACGACGGGCCTCGTCTTCACGGTCGGCCCGTCCCCCGTCCCGCCGCCGCCATGCGACGCCCTGGACCTGGCCCAGTCGACCGGGAAGTACCCGCCGTGGCCGTCTCCCGCGTTCAAGACCAGCTCGTGGAAGCAGGTGTACGCCCGGCTCAAGGGCGGCCCGGTCACCCCGGACGGCGGCCCGACCGCGGGCACCGGGACGTCTCCCGTGCCGGGCGGACCCGTTCCCCCGGCCAGTCCCGTCTCGTACTCGACACCTCCGGGAGTCTCGAAGGACTGGCCCGGCTGGCTGATCCTCGGCGCGTTCGGCGCCTTCGTGCTGTACAAGCTGCTCAAGCTGCTGAGGATTCTCTGATGGCCAGGCCGACGCTGTTCGGTGACCCGTTCAGGCCGGGAAACGCCGCCTGCGGCGCGGTGCTGGTGTTCATCGCCGCCGGACTGTACTTCCGCAGCGTTAAAGCGGGGCTCGTCTTCGCCGCCTTCCCGCTGTTCTTCGCGTTCCTCGGGTTCCTGGAAGGACGGCGATGAGCAATGGCTGGCTACACGTACCGCCTGCCCCGGAAGTACCGGTACCGGGGCCACGGCAAGGCAAGCACCCAGCAGAAGGCCGCCATAGCGGTCGTGGTCGTGGTGCTCGCCGCCGGAGTCGCCGGCGGGAAAGGCGCGAAGGCATCCGGTCACGCTCCCGCACGGGCCTCCGCCGGGCTCCCGGCGATCCCCGGCGGCACCAGCCTGGACACCCACGCCGGGTGGGCCCGCGGCCTGCTCGCCGCGGACCGCCTGCCGCAGACCTCCTGCAACCTGTCCGCGGTCCTGGAGTGGGAAGCCCGCGAAGGCGGCGGGTTCGGCAACCAAGCCAGCTACAACCCGCTCAACGTCAACCCCGGCCCTGGCGCCGGCTGGCCTGGACACCCGGCGATCGGCGCGTGGGCGTTCCCCGACGCCGCGACCGGCCTGGCGTACACCGTCAAGACCATCAACAACGGCTACTACGGCGGCATCCTCGCCGCCCTGCGCGCGGGCAACTCCGCGCAGGGCGTGTGCGACGTGATCATGGCCAGCCCGTGGGCGGCCAGCCGCTACGGCGGCACCCTGACGGCAACCTGCTAGGAGGCAGACCGATGTCACTAACCACCCTCTGCAAAGTCCTTGGCCTCTGCGCCGTGGCCGTCGTGCTCATCCTGGCGAGCACCACGGAGGATCTCAGCACGGGCGCCCAGATCGTGTTCGGCGCCCTGTCCGGGGTCTTCGCGGGATGGCTTGCCGTCGATGCAGGGCGCAAGAGCGCGGGGAGGCACCGATGATTCTCACCGCCCTCGGATGGCTGGCCGCACTGGCGTGCACCGCCGCGACCGGCGAGCGCGCCTGGTCCATGCGGAGCGGCGTCCGTGACGCCGGGAACTGGGTAGTGCTGCTCGCGTGGTCCGCCCTCACGGTCGTCATGTTCACGCTCCTCGGGGCGATCGGGCCGCTCACCGGAGGCCTGTACGCCGCGCTGGCCGTCGTGGTCATCCTGGCGGTCGGCCGGGTGTGGACACCGGAAGGCCGGCGAGCGCTGGCCGGCGACCTGCGCTACGGCTTCGCTGAGCCGTTCGCGGCCCTCAGGCGCCGGGTGCGCCGGGTGCCCGGCGCGGAGGAGCCCGGCGAGACGGAAGCCGTCGTCGGCGGGTACGTGGCGTCCCGCCAGATCCCGCCGGTCCGCGAGGACCCGGCGCTCGGCCTGCCGCCCGAGCCCGCGGTGATGGCCTCTGTCCCGGCCCCGGCCCCGTACGCCGCGCTCGCCCAGTTCATCGGCGGGTTCGAGCCGGAGGACGACCAGGCGCTGACGATGTTCATGCAGGGCCACGCGGCGGGCGGCCTGGTCATCGCCGAGGCGTGGCGCCACTTCGCCGACACCTGCCTGCACGGCACCGGCCTGGACCCGGCCTACGTCGCGGGGATCCTGGAGGTCGGCGACACCGAGGGCGAGTCGGCCGCGCACAAGGCGCAGGTCCACAAGCGGTTCGGCGTGATCTACCAGCAGGTGCAGGAGTGGATCTCGGCGGGCCGGATGCTGCCGCACAAGGCCCGCGAGTTCCTGACCGGAGAGATGTAGCCACCCGACCAGAAGGAGTCAGTCGTGACCATGACCACCGAGACTACGCCCGCCCCGGCTCAGGCCGTTGACGGCGACGACCGCGCCGACATCCTCCGCTACGCCAGCATCATGCTCGCCCCGTCTGACCGCTACCACGCGGATCGGGTCGCGGAAATGGCGGCGCCTCTGCTGGAGTGGGCTGAGCAGGCCCGCGATAAGACCGACCTGCGGCGCCGGATGCGGGCGATGAACAGGCAGCACCTCAACACGCCTATGGCGTACAGCCGCGCCCCGGCCGTCACCATCCAGCACCGCCGGTTCTCCTGGCTAGGGAAAGCCGTCAGCCTCAGCAGCGTCCCCGAGGTCTGGGTCACGCAGTCCGTCATCACCACGCCCGGCCGGTTCCTCGCCGAGACCGCCGCCCTCTACGCCTTCATCGCTGCCGGAGAGAGGTAGGCGCTTTCCCGTGACCGCCACCGACGAGACAGAGGCCGTCCGGGCACCGGAGATCCGCCGCGACGCCCCGGAACGGGCCGTGCGCGCGTTCCTGCCCGCCTGCGCCGGCGTCTGGACCGCCGCGGAGATCATGCACGCGGCCGGGGTCTCCGGCGTGGACATCGCGCTGTCGTCGCTGGCCGTCGCCGGGTTCGCCGGGCTGCGCGCCAGCCACAACACGAAGGACCGGAAGAAGGCCCGCAGGCACGCCCGGCATGTCGCGGCCGGGTTCGCGGCTGCGGGCGGCTGGCTGGCCCTCGCAGCCCGGCTCGGGCCGCTCGCCGGCCCGTACTGCACGCTGACCCTCACATGGGCCGGGGCGTCGCTCGCCGGCTGGCTGTGGCTGCGCCGCCACGAGGTCGTCGTCGCGGCCCGCGACTGGCGCAACGCCCGGACGGACTGGCTGGCGAACTGCCGCAGATGGGGCCTCGGCGGCTCCCACCTGCTGCACCACGAGCAGACCCGGCTCGGCGAGATGATGATCGTCGACGTCAAGGGCACCGGCAAGCGGGCGTCGGCGTTCGCGCACGGCGACCTGGCCGAGCGGATCGCGGAGGAACGCGACCTGCCGCCGGGCCGGGTGCTGGTGAAGCCGCACCGCCTCGCCGGCCGGGTCGAGATCTCCATCCGTGAGCTCGACCCATGGGCGAACCCGGTTACTCACCCGGTCCTGTGCGAGGACCCGGAGGTCACGCTGCCCGTGCCGTGCTCGGTGAAGAAGCCGGTAACGGTCGGCCAGGACCCGGAGACCGGCCGCTTGCTGCCGCTGCCCTTGTGGGATGAGCGGGGCGGCAAGAACATCTCCATCGTCGGGCTGAAAGGCGCGGGCAAGACCGTGCTGCTGAATGACATCAGCGAGCGTGTCACCGCGGCGTCCGACGCCTTGATGATCCGGGTCAACCTGTCCATCAAGGGGGGCGCTGAGGCCCGGCGGTGGGGGCCGGCGTGCCACCTGACCGCGTTCGGCCGCCACCAGCAGGCCCGCGCGGTGAGGGTCCTCCGCACCGTCAACAAGATCATCGAGTGGCGGTCGCAGCAGGAGTACGAGACGGACGTGTTCGTACCCTCCCCCGGGGACCCGCTCATCGTGCTGATCGTGGACGAGATCGACGCTGCGGCGCAGATCCCGGCGATCAAGCGGGAACTGGAGGACATCGCGAGCAAAGGCCGCGAGTACGGCGTGACGGGGGCCCGCGCCGGGCAGCGCGGCACCGCCGAGTGGACGGGCGGCGGGAATACCCGCGCCAACGATGACGTGTTCTGCATCGGCATGGTGAACCGCCGCGGCGAGGCGATGCACGCCGCCGGCGACCTCGGCCTGTCGATGCCGGACATGGCCACCTACGGCGAGGGTCACGGCGGCGTGTGGGTGGTCGCCGAGCTGGGCGGCGAGCAGCATATCGGCCGGACGTTCATGCTGAAGAATCCGCCCGACATCGCGCGGATCGTCGCCGATCGGGCCCATCACCAGCCTGACCTTAAACCTGAACTTAAAGCTTTCCTCGGAGATTCCTATGAGAATCTTCTGAGCACCGACGTGTACGCCAGATGGGCGCGCGACCAGCAGGAACCGGCCCCCGCCGTCGCCCACCCGCGCCCCGATGCGGCGCCTGAGGCGTTCCCGGACGGTCTCGACCCGTCCAACCCGCTCCACGCCCTCGCCGTGGCAGTCCGCGACGGAACCGTCAAAGCCGACGACGAGACCGCCGCCGCACTGGGGAAGGCCCTGGACATCCACGAGGCCGAGCAAGCTGCCATTGCCGCTTACGACCGGGAAGCGGAGGACTTCTTGGACGACGACATGCGCACCCGCCTCCGCAAGATGGGGGAGCGCAACGCCGAGACCCGCCGCATCATCGAGGAGACCGCGGCGGCATCCCTGCCGGATATCTCGCATGACGATCAGGTCGCCCACGCCGCCGCCCGGTGGCGCCAGGTCGGGGAGGGCACCGCGATCCCGGACGACGCGCGGGAACGACTGCTGGAACTGCTCGCCGCGGGGACGACCGCGCGGCAGGCAGGGGAGCAGCTCAGCGTCACGCCCTGGGTCGCCCGGACCTACCTCGAGCGGCTGCGTCTTGAGCGGCTGGCGCACACCGAGGGAAAGGGCCGCGCGTCCCGCTGGGTCGCCGGACCCGAACCCGGAAGCGGTGACGGATCGTGACCGCCGCCTCGTCCCGCATCGAGAGGCCGGGGAATGCGTGCAATGAGTGCACGCCACCCCCTATAACGCGCTGGCCGCACTCATTCCGGGAATGCGTGCACCGCAATGCGTGCACTCGTTCCGCGGTCACTCTCCGCCGGCAACGGAGGCCCTCGTGATCACCTGGACGGGGCAGGCTCAGCTGCTCGCCGATGACATCCGCGAGCCCGGTTTCGCCGCGGCCGGCCTCAACGCCTCCGCGTGGTGCGCCCGCGTGGACCCGGAGGCCACTCACGGCCTGGTCGGCGCCGCGCTGGCCCTGACCAGCGGCGATGCCGGGAAGACGCTGTGGTCTGCCGCGGACCCGTGCCCCGACGACGCGACCCTGCTCACGGCGGCAGCCGAACTGGAGGGCGCCGCCGCCGAACTGCTGGAACACGCCCGCAGGATGACCGCCGCCTGCCGCGCCGATTACGAGACTGCCCTGGCCGCCGCCGCGGCGGCCAGGGCAGCCATCGATTCCGCGAAAACCCCGCAGGCCAGGGCCGACGCGGAGGATACGCTCCGCGCGGCCCGGTCCGTCATCGCCGACTGCGAGGCCGCCCTGGAGATCCTGGACGAGACAGGCACCCGCCTCGCCCACGCCGGGAACTGCCTGCGCCGCGTCCCGGACGACCTGGCCGGCACCTATGAGGTCCCGTACGCCTTCGTGCAGGACGGCGGGAAACTGCCCTACGACGGGGAGTTCCTGACTTCCGGGATCAGCTACGAGGCGGCGTGACATGTCAGTAACGGCCGGCGCGGGATACCCGGAACGGACGGAGGACAGGATGACGATAGACGGCATGACACCAGCGCACGCGAAGCCTTCCCGCCGGGACCACCTGTGGGTCCTGGTCATCATCGCCGGGTTCGCCATGTACGACGTGTGGGGAGCCTGGGCGCAAATCGGGAACAAGTCCGGGTTCGCCCACGGCACCGGCTGGACCCTGACCGTGATCGCCGAGGCCTACTGGGGGTACGCCCTGTTCGCCTGGTTCCGCGCCCCGGGCCCCCGGTCGCGCAGGTTCGCGATGTGGTCCGCCGCCGCCGTGTTCATCATGAGCGCCGTCAGCCAGGCCGCGTCGCACCTCGCCGCCGACAAGATGCCGCCGGCCGCGGTAGTGGTGTTCGTCAGCATCCTCCCGGTGACCGTGCTCGCCCTCATCGCAGTCCTGATCCACCTCCGGCAGAAGGACCGGGAGGAGTCCGCGGAAGCCGACGAGCGGGCCGGCGTGCAAGCAGAGACAGACACGCTGCGGGCCGAACTGCAGGCCGCGCGGGAGGCTCTTGCGGGTGCCGCAGCCGAACGCGAAACGGCGCTGCGGGAGGCCGCAGAGGCAGCCGCAAAGATCGAGACCCTGACCCGCAAACTGGCCGCCGCAGCGACCCGCAAGCGCACCCCGCAGCGGCCCGCAAAGAAGCCCGCAAGCGCACCCCGCAGCAACCCCGCAGAGAACCCCGCAACCGAGGTGCCGAACGACGTAGATGCGCAGGCCGAGGCGCTGTCCATCCTTGCTGCGGAGCCGGACATCAGCGGGGCGAAACTCGCTGAGCGGGTAGGCAAGAGCGAGCGCTGGGGGCAGACCTTCAAGAAGAACCTTGCGGGCTCGGCTGCTGGTCCCGAGGGGCGGCCGGATGAGTGAGCCGGTGCTCCACCTCATCCAGCGTCAGCCCCCAGCCCATGGTGGAGGCGAACTGCGTTGCCTCCACGCCGTCCGCAGTCTCAACCCGGTACTTCCCGAAGTCGACCGCGAGCGTGTCGCGCCGACGCGATTTCACGAGCCGGAAGCCTTGCCGTTCGGCCATCCGGCGGAGCCGGTTCTCGCGCACTTTGGTGCTTGTGTCCATACCGGAAAGCGTACCAGTCGTGATGCTGGACGGTATGCTAGATGTATGACCGATGGCAATCTAGCGCTCCCGATCGAACTCCTGGGCAGCATCGAAAGGTATGCCGTCTATCGCTGCTATAGCGACAGTGGCCAGCTGCTCTACGTCGGCGAAACGGGAGACCTTGGAACGCGGCTCGCCGATCATGTGAAGAAGCTCTGGTTCATTCAGGTTCGCGGGATCACCCTTGAGTGGTACGCCGACGAATTGGACGCCCTGAAGGCCGAACGCCGCGCGATCCACGTCGAGCACCCGAAGTACAACAAGGCGCATCGCAATACAGTTCGCCTAGCCCCACCTGCGCCGCGCAGACCGACTGGACGCGGGGACAAACTGACGACGGAGGAGCGTGCGGCGAATCTTATGAACGCAGACCCCGCACTCCGAAAGCCCCGCATGGGCGGTGAACTGGCCCGCAGGCTCGGCGTTAGCCCGGCGACGGGCCGCAGGCTTCACGCCAAGCTAACGGCTCCTGAGCGATCCGGTGAGCGCTCATGACGACCCCGGCCCCTTTCCCTCCGTACACCGCTGCTGCCATCGACGCCATCGCCGAGGCCGTCACAGCCGAACACGACTTCGGCGGCTGGCTGTCGATGGTCCTGGCCTACGCCGCCGCCCGCCACGGCTCCCTGGACGCGCTGACCGCGGGGCGGCCGGGGTCGTGGGAAGCTGCCGACGTGGACCACCTCGTGCGCGGGCTCGTCTTCGACGATGAGGGGCTGAGGCGGTACGCGGACGACGACTGGAAGCGGCGCGAGACCGGGACGCGGGAGGACGGCGACCATGACTGACCGGCTTCCGCGCGGGATCGTCCCGCCCGGCACCTACGCCAAAGGCGGCCGTTCCCCGATCGTCTACGTCCGCCTGTGCCCGCCGTGCGCCGGGTACGCCCCGACCACCGGCGAGGACTACGATGGCGCGCTGTCCGGCCGCTGCCAGGGCTGCGGCGCGGACTCCCGCGAGCTCCACCGGTTCCAGGCGCTCATCTTGTCCGCGGCCAACGGCGGCTGCTTCTGCGAGGGACACCGGCAGGTGACGGGAGACCTGCCGACCATGGCGTCCGCAGATGCGGTGCTGACGGAGGTTCTGACACGGCCTGCGCAGTACCTCGCCGCCGAAGACCGCGAAGTGAGGCGGCGATGAGCGACCTCACTCCGCTGCGAATCGGCGTTACCGGCTCACGCCGCTACGGCAGCCCCGCCGTGATCCGCGCCGCTCTCCTCGCCGCCCACGGCCGCGGCCGCCCGCACGACGGCCACGTCCTCGTCCACGGCCAGTGCGACCCGTGGCACCCGGACACAGGCCGGCCGGTCCCGTGGCGCCGGGCCAAGACCCTTTCCGTAGAGGTACAAGGACGGCTGCTCGGCGGTGACTGGCTAGCCGAGTGGGTAGCCCTCGGGATGGCCACGTGGGACGGCATCACATGGGAGATCGAGCGTGTCCCCGCGGACTGGCACCCGGCCGGCCGGTTCGACCGGGCAGCCGGGTTCAGCCGCAACGCGGACATGGTGAGACGCGGGGCGGACGAGTGGCTGGCGTTCGCGCTGCCCTGCTCCGACCACCGCTGCTACAGGACGGACCCGCACCCTTCCCATGGCACGGCGCACTGCGCAGACCAGGCCGGCAAGGCAGGCGTCCCCGTGCATCGCTTCACGGCGTGAGGCACTAGACTAGGGCATGGCCGTTCGGCCCCTTGACCTGCCCGTTTCCTGCTGATCGGCTCCCGTTCGCATGCCTCACGTGCTCCTCATTGCCGCGATTTTCGTCCCGTACATGGCCTTCATGGTGGGGATCGGCGCGTACATCGCCGGCCAGGTCCGGCAGGACGATGACCCTCCTGATACTGACCGGGACCGGAAGCGCGACCGTGACCGGGCCGAGATGAGCCTGGCAGCCTGAGTCCTCAAAAACTTTGCGGACACGTATTGACTTACCGGGATGACGAGAGTAACGTAGTCCTTGTAAGCAGGACAACAGCAGAGCGGGTACGGAGCAAATAGGACCGATGCAGGGCAACCCCGTCAGATCGCAGATCCCAAGGGGCCACCACCTGAAGGTGCCACTCCTCAGGCCCGCTCTGCTGTCGCGGATCGGCCCCGGCCCGGCGCAGAACCACCCAGCCGGCCAGGGCAAGAACTCAAGTTAGCGGCTCGCCCCGGCAGGGGCGCATAGAGCCCGCCGGCTTACCCCGCCTGCACCAGAAGGCGCGGGGAGCCAGGGCGCCGTCTCCCCTAACAGGGGCCGATCCGCCCGCCCCGCCCGGCACCTACGAGGAGGCCCCGATGACCAGCCCGGCCGCAGAACCCAAGGCCAAGACCTCGATCGTCATGTGGACCAACGGCGGCTGGCAGCGCTGCCTGATCCACTTCAACGACGCCGACGACGTGATCGCCTGGTACACCCGCAAGCGTGAGGGGTTCATGGACGAGAACCCCGGCGCGCTGTACTTCGACGCCGGCCTGGAGGAACTGGTCTACGACCCGCGCGCCAACTGGCCCGAAGACGTCGTGCTCACCACGTTCCCCGAGGTCGGCCCGCTCACCCCGAGCCAGCTCCGCCTGATGGAGCACCTGTACCCGACCTGCGAGCACGGCATGTCCGCCGACCTGTGCATGGGCCCGGACCACTTCATGAGCCGCGATCAGGAGACCGCCCGCTTCGGCTACTGAGCCGGATCGGCCACTACACCGAGGGGACGACACGCTGTGATCGCTGTCATCGGCTGCGGGAAGGCCAAGCTCGGCCATGCGGCACCGGCCCGCGAGCTGTACACCGGGTCGTACTTCCAGGCGTGCGCGCGGGCCGCCGAGGCGATCGCGCCGGGCCGGTGGTTCATCCTGTCCGCACAGTACGGGCTGCTTGCCCCGTCCGACTGGATCGAGCCGTACGACCTGGTACTCGGCGCTCCCGGCTCAGTGGCCGCTCCTCTGGTCCTGCTCCAGGCCGTGAGCCGCGATATCACCGACGAGGCGGTGACCGCGCTATGCGGCTCCCGGTACGCGGACCTGGCCGGCCAGGTGTGGGCCGAAATCGACACCCCGCTGGCCGGGATGGGGATCGGCCGCCAGCTTCAGGCTCTTGCCCGCATCGCCCGCTGACGAGTCGCCGGCCTCGAACTGGCGGCTAGGACCGCCTGCTCGGCGGCCCGGCACGGTTCGTGGTAGTACCCGTTCCAGCCGGGCTGCGTCGTCACCAGGAACGTCCGCCCGCTCGCGGCCAGGTCGCTGCTGTTGTCGCACCATTCGCAGGCCCGGAGCGCCCGGCCGCAGCCGCAGAGGTGATCCACGCGGGTTATTGTGCCCCAGCCTGCCCGCTTGCCGCGAGTTGACGGCATGGCCCACGATGGCGCCCATGCCACGCGGACGGTCCTACCAGCAGCAGTACGACCAGGACGGCGAGGGGACCCGGCCGTGTTCCCGGCAGCCCCCCGAACTGTGCGAGTCCGCCCGCACGATCACCCTCGACGACGGCACCACCAGACGCGAACCCGGCCTGACCCCCCGCGCGTTCTGCGACCCGTGCCAGGACCGGATCATCAACTGCCTCGAACAGCTCCCCGTCATGTACCAGGGCCTCGCCGCCCGGATCGGCGACCCCGCCCGCACCGGAACCGCTGTCCGCGTCCCGCCCGGCTCCCGGGTGCTGCTGAACCCGGAGATCGACGCGCTCCTCCGCCTGGCCGCGGCGATCCTCGGCGGCTGGGCGGCCCGCGTCCGCTCCGTCCCCGGCCTGCAACTGTCCGACCCCCGGCACCCCCACGACACCCCCGCCGGGGTCGAGGAATCATGCGACACGCTAGCCCGCCACGCGACGCCGCTGCTCGACCTGCAACCCGGCTGGACGACCCGCACCTACTCGCGCCCCCTGACCCCGGAGCTCGAGGAAGCCCTAGCCGATGAGGAGGTCGTCCGCGCCGGCGAGCACCACATCACCGTCATGCACCAGCTCGGCGGCGCCGACGCGGGCAACGAGATCCTCGGCTTGCACTGGCGGGCCCGGAAACTCCTCGGCTGGACCCGCCCCGCCCCCGAGAGCTTTGACGGGGTGCCGTGCCAGGCCTGCGACGAGATGGCCCTGGAACGCGCCGAACCCCCGTCCGACCCAGATATCCCCGCCGACCACTCGAAATGCGCGCTGTGCAAGCACACCATGTCGCGGGAGGTGTTCGACCAGTGGGTTGACCGGTACGCCACCTGGGCGCGCGGGGCCGGGGTGCAGGAGTGCCGCCGCTGCGGCCAGGGCAGCCACCTGGAATGCTCCTGGCAGGCGTGCTCGTGCACCGTGGGGGAGCATCCGCGCCGGCGCGCCGCAGCGTGACTCCAGGGCAGCGTGTTTGACATGAGCCGGGGGTGAAAGGATTATTGGCGCATAGGACAACTGTCTCCGGACCGCGCCGCGCGGCCGGGGCTTTCTTTATGCGCGGGGCGGTGATGATGTCCCCCCGACGAGCAGACGGCTACCTGACCACCGCCGAAGCCGCAGCGCTGGCCGGCGTCAGCGTGAACACGATCTACACCTGGCGTAACCGCGGCCACCTCGTAGCCCAGGGCCTCGACGAGCGCGGCCGCCCGCTGCACACCCGCGAGGCCGTCCGCGCGGCTGAGCAGCGGGTCCGGCAGAACGGCCTCGCCGCGTCGGGGATCGACCCGCGCCAGCTCCGCCGCCCGGCCCCGCTTCCCCTCGCCGCCTGAGCAACCGCACCCTTCTTCCCCCTGGAGACCCGCCATGACCACGCCCGCCCCGGTCACCCCGACCCTGTCGATCGCCGCCGACAAGACCGTCTACAACGTCGGCGACCTGCTCACGCTGACCGCGCACTACTCCGATGCCAGCGTGAACCCGCTGACGCTGACGATCACCGCGTCCGCGACCGACGCGGCCGGGGTCACGGTCACCGCGACGACCACCGCGACCGTGAACACCCAGACCCAGCAGCCCATGACGATCGGCGTGTCCGACTCGGCGAACGACTCCTACGTCCTCGTCAGCAACGAGGCGGGTGTCGCGGTGCTCACCACCACGGTCCAGGCACCGCCCGCGGCCTAGTCGTGGCTGTCCTGGTGATCACGGCGACCGTGACCGACGCGGAAGGCCGGACGGCTACCGCGCAGGTCACGGTCGACGTGCTCGACCCCGCGGCCGCCGAGCCCGCCCAGATGTGAGGGGGGGGGCGGGTGGGTAAGCACTGCCCGGTGACTGGCCGGCCGCTGCTCGGCCGGAATGCCTGCGACTGCGGCGCCTGCGACGACCTGACCGAAGGGTTCGGCGGCGACGAGGACAACGGCCGGGACAACGACGGCTAGCGGTCAGCGAACCTCGTGTTCGCCCAGAACGCGGCCTCCAGCGCCCCCCTCGCGTCGCGCCCGAGATGAGCGAAAGTGACCGAGGTCGCGCTGAGCGCCGTAACGACGGTGTAAGCGCAGTCGGCGAGGGACTCGTCCGGGCTGTCGGCCCACTCGATGACCGTGCCGGGCTTGAGGTCCGGCGGCAGCATGACCTGGAACGTCACCGGGCCGTGGCGGATCGTCAGGTCCCGGGTGATGCGCGGGACGTTGGCCTCGACCACGCGGACGGCCTTCAGGTAGCCGGGGCGGTGCGGCAGGTCGAGCTGGTCCAGCTCGCCGTTCTTGACGGCGTGCGTGGTGTGCTTCGCGCGGCTGCGCGGCTTGTAGTCCATCAGATCCCTCCCGGTTGTTCGTTGCCTGTCGTCTAAGTGGCTAGCTCCGCCTGCGTCGCTGCTGCTGGCCGCCGAGCGGCCCGGACACCGTCGTGTACGCCCGGCGCCCGGTCCTGGCCCCGGCCGACCGCCACCCGCACCCTGACCGGGCAGCGACGCATACCACGCATCCCACTCACCCAGCCGGTCCCGCGACCACCCGGCCTGCGGATGCGCCACACCTACCACCGCGTCCGGCTGCGGGCAGTTCGGCGCCTTCGCCGTCTCCTCCACCGACCGGCCCGGCCGGTACCGCGCACGCCACGAATGCACTGTATTCGCAGCCACCCCGAAATGCCCCGCCAGATCCGCCACCGCCAGATACACCGCGGCACCCTCCGGGACCGGGGCGAGCGACGACCCGTGATGCCCCCGCCCGTGCCCCTCGGCCTGATGCACCACGATCGTGCGTAGCTTCCACCCCTTAGACCGGCCGAACGCCACGTCCGGCGCGGGCCAGTCCGGCGTCCCGTCCGCCCGCGCCCGGTACTGCCGCCGCTTCACGCTGTCGGCGCTCGGTGCACCCAGGAACACGGCAGCCCCGGCCAGGTCGACCACCTCGTCGATCTCCGGGGCGAACAGGTCCAGGGCCTTCCGCGCGGCCTGACGCCGCTTCTCGGCCGCCACCGCGGGGTCGCGGGGGACAGGCTGCAGGTCACGCATGGCCGTGCGGGCGACCTCTACCAGGTACGCCACGTCGGGTAGTTTCGTATCCATCATAGGACAAACATACTCGACCCGGCCGCCATGTCAACACGTAGACGCAAAGTTGACGGCGTTCACTGAACCCATCACACCCTGTACCGGAGGAACCATGCCAGCCCGCCGCTCCCTCGAAACGATGGAGAAAGACGCGCAGGCAGCCGACCTGTTCCGCCGCGGCCTCACCTACCGGCAGATCGCCGCCCAGCTCGGATGGCGTTCCCCCAACGCCGCGTTCCAGGCCGTCCGCCGCGCCGCGAAAGACGCCGCCACGGACTCCCTGGCCGCTGCTGAGGCGCTGCAGCTGATGCTGGCCCGCCAGCAGGACTACCGGCGTCTCGTGTGGCGCGTGGCGATGGCCAAGCACTACGTCACGACCCAGACGGGCGTGCTCGCGCTCGGGCCGGACGGTCAGCCGCTGCTCGATGACGCCCCGGTGCTGAATGCGGTGGACCGGCTGGTGAAGATCGACGCGGAAGAGGCGAAGCTGCTCGGCCTGTACGCGGCGACCAAGAGTCGCGTCGAGGTGATCACCGAGGATGCGGTAGACGCGGAGATCGCCCGCCTGGCCGGGGAGATCGCCGAGGCCGACCGGCGGGAGCCGGCCGCCCTCGATGCCGAGTAGGTGCCGGGAATCGCGGGGTTTATGTGTGCGCCGGGTAATCAGCCCAGGTGGCGTGGTAACGGTGAGTGAAACAGGGGTGCGGGCGTGGTCGCGCCGGTAGTTGAAGCGCCGCCGGAGAAGCTCGCCGAGCTGGCCAGGCTCCGCGCGATCCGCCGCCGCCAGGAAGCCGACCGGCTCCGCACCGTGGACGTGTTCGGCCTGCTCGGCTACACGCCCACGCCGAAACAGCAGGTGTTTCACGACGCCACCGAGCACGCCGTCCTGTTCGGCGGCTCCACGGGCGGCGGCAAGTCGCGGGCGCTGACGGCGGAGGCGATCCGGGCGTGCGTCCGGTGGCCCGGCCTGCGGGTCGGCGCGTTCCGCCGCTCCTACCCCGAACTCCGCGAGTCGCTGCTAGCCGAGCTGGCGAAACTGGAATACGCCGGGCCGATCGGCGCCCGGTGGAACGGCTCCGAGCACGAGCTCCGGTTCCCGAACGGGTCGCTGATCATGTTCCGGTACGCGGAGACGCTGCCCGACGCGACCCGCCGGCAAGGCGGCGAGTACCAGCTCCTCGTCCTCGACGAGCTGACCCTGTTCCAGCCCGACATCGTGACGTTCCTCGAATCCCGCGTCCGCTCCGGGCGCGCCGACATCCCCGTCCTCGGCATCCGCGCCTCAGCCAACCCGGGCGGCCCGGGCCACGGCGCAGTGAAAGACCGGTACATCGAGCCGACCCGGTACGGCGCCCAGGTCGTGACCGACGACCGCGGCCGCACAGTCCGGTTCGTCCCCAGCCAGCTTGAAGACAACCCGCACATGAACCCGGAGCACGCCGCCGACCTGATGGCGCTGACCGGGCAGATGCGCGCGGCGTTCCTCGAAGGCAACTGGGACGTGTTCGCCGGGCAGATGTACCCGGAACTGAAACGCGACCGGCACGTCCTCGACCCGTTCCCCCTCCCGCCCGAGTGGGCCCGGTATAACGGCGTGGACTGGGGCTACTACCCCGGCTACTGGGCCGTCGTCTGGGCCGCCGTCGATGAGGACGGCCGGGTGTGGGTGTACCGGGAAGCGTACGAGCAGCTCGTCGGCGAAGCCGACCAGGCGAAGCGGATCCTCGCCGCCGAAGCCCCCGGCGAGCACGTCGCGGTCCGTTACGCCGACGACGCCATGTTCGCCGCCCGGGGGGACGCGAAGCCGATCAGCGACGTGTACGCGGAGAACGGCGTCCCGCTGACCCCGGCCAGCAAGGGAACCCGGGTGCCGGGCTGGCAGCGGGTCCGGTCCTACCTCGCGGAGCTGCCCGCCTGCCCGCATCACCTGGCGCTCGGGTGGGTGACGTGCCCGGGGCTGCATATCTTCGCCGGGTGCGAGAACCTGTTCCGCCACCTGGCCGACCTGACGCACGCGACGAAGGGCGACCCGGAAGACGCGGGCGCGAACCCGCACGACCACCTGCCGGACGCGCTCCGGTACCTGCTGATCAACGTGGGCGGCGGCCCCGAGTTCACCATCTTCCCCGGCCAGAAGGCCAGCCCGGCAGCGGAGGCGGTCGCCGAGGCGGCCGGGGCGCCGCTCACGCCGATCGGCTCCTTCGCGTACCGGCCGCTGCCCGACGAGCCGGACTGGGCTGCTGAGGATTACGAGGATCAGGCCCGGCGCGTCGTCCGCACCGTGGTTACCGCGGACTGAGGAGGTCTGGTGTGGCCTTCTTCCAGAACTGGCGCCGCCGTGACCGCAGCCACGAGTTCACCGAAGCCACCCGCGCGCTGACCCCGGCCCAGCTCCCCGAGCGCACCGGCTACGTCTACGGCATCCCCCGCGGCGGCCTCAACGAGTACAACGCCGGGATCGGCGCGTCGACGCAGACCGACCGCCGGTCCATGCTCCAGCAGCTCTACGAGGCCTTCCTAAGTTGCCCCTGGTCGTGGGCGTGCGTCAACGCCATCGCGAGGACCATCACCGCCGGCGGCCTCGTCATGGACTGGGACACCGACACCGGCGAAGGCGACCAGGACGAGCCCGACAAGCCGGAGAACGTCAAGGCCGCCGAGCGGCTGTTCGACTTCACGAACGACCGGCAGAACATCCGCCAGCTGCTCCGCAACGTCATCATCGACCTGCTCGTCTTCGGCGACGCCCTCATCGAGATCTCCTGGTGGGGTAACACCCCGGTCGCGCTGTACAACCTGGATGTCCCGACGACCGTGCCGACTGCGGACGAGCACGGCAAGATCACCGGCTGGACCCAGACCACGGACACCGGGCAGATCGCCCACTTCGAGCCCCGCGACGTGATCCACATCAGCCTGGACGCGCCCCGCTCCGGCGTGTTCGGGGTTTCCCCGACGCAGGCCGCTTTGCTGCCGATCACGGCCTGGCTGTTCGCCGCCGCGACGCTCAAGGAAATGTTCAGGAAGGGCTTGCCCCCCGTCGTCCACGCGGACTTCCCGGCCGGCGTGTCGAAGACGGACCAGGAGCTGTGGGTCGCGCAGGCGATGGCCCGGAACGTCGGCCCGCGGAATATCGGCCGGCCGTGGGTGACCAAGGGCGGCGGTGTCCTCAAGGAGCTGCAGGCGGGGAAGGTCGCGGACGCGCTGGCCGCGCTGACGCAGAAACGCGACGAGATCCTCGCGTCCTACGGCGTCCCCCCGGCGCTGGCCACGGTCATCGAGTCGGGGAACCTCGGCGGTGGCACGGGCGAGGAGCAGCGGCGGACGTACGAGGTGGATACGTGCGCGCCGATCGGCGAGCTCGTCCTGGAGGCGCTGAACTACGCGGTCATCCAGCAGGGGTTCGGCATTCAGGAGTGGCACGCGAAGTTCGGCGAGGTCGACTACCGGGCGTCCCAGACGGTCGAGGCGATCCGGGACATGCGGCTCCGCAACGGCAGTTACACGCTGAATAAGTACCGGACGGAGATCGGCGAACCCAGCGTGGACGGCGGCGACGAGGCGGTCCTGGTGGACAGGCAGAACCTCGTGCTGTGGAAGGACATGGCCCGCATGTCCGAGGCGATGGTCGACTCCAAGGGCGCGGGCGGGGCGCTCGCCGCAGCGGCCGGGATGCAGATGCAGGACCAGCCGGCCGGCCAGGAGCCGCCCGCCCAGGCGGCGCCGCAGGTCGCCAAGGACGACGGAGAGCCGCAGGAATCCGGCGTGCCGGTGCTGGCCCTGGCCCGCTACCGCCGCCGGCTCGCCGAGGCGCTCGCGTCGATGCCGGTCACCGAAGCGGGCGGCGGCGGCACGACGGCCAGCCGGGTCTACAACATGCTCGCCGGCGACTTCCCGGCCGAGTCCATCGCCTGGATTAAGGACGACGCCACCGACTGGTCCGGCCCCAGGATGGTGCCCCTGGACCAGATCGACATCCACGACTCCCGGGAATGGGACGCTACCCGCCCCGCCGACGCGGCCCGGATCGCCCGGCAGCGCCGTAAGCTTCGCGCTAAGCTCGCCGCCGGCAAGAAGCCGAAGCCGGCCATTCTGATCAAGTGGCCCGGCTCTAAGCGGTGGATAATCTCGGACGGGCATCACCGGTTCGTCGCCGCCCAGCGCGAGGGCCAAGAGTCGATTTGGGCATACACGGGCCGGGTGCCCCAGGAGAAGGGACACTGGCTGTCCATGGCGACGCACGAGCGCCGGGATAAGGGCAAGGCAGCCTAGCTGGTAGAATAGGCGTACGAAAGGACCCCCGCGACCGGGAGTGTTAGCGCACTCCAGACGGCCCGGGGGCTGGCCGGACCTGAGGAAGCAGGCCGACATGAGCAAGGTTAACGGGGAGAAGTATCGTGCCGCCCCGCAGGGGCTCGTAGAACGCATCCTCGCGCGCCCCTATGACACGAACGCGGACGGCTGCCGCCTATGGAAGGGCCGTCTCGGCAAAGACGGTTACGGGATCGCCAAGTATCGTGCAGGCGACGGACGGGAACTCGTCGTTGCCGTGCACCGTCTCGTGTACGTGCGACTGATAGACGACCCGGGCGATGACGCCGAGATCGACCATGCGTGCCACGATCCCCTGGTATGCGCGGTGCCGCCGCTGGAGTGCCCGCATCGACGCTGCTATGAGCTGAGCCACCTTAAAGCAGTCACACCCAAGGTGAACAAGCTGCGCAGCGGTTCTCTCTTCGCCGTCAACGCGGCCAAGGCCCGCTGCGATAACGGCCACGAATTCGCCGGAGATAATCTGATCATCTTCGCCGATGGCAAGCGGGGATGCCGGGAATGCCAGCGCAAGCTCGGCCGGGAGGCCCGTGAGCGTCGCCGCGGCAAAGCCAACGCAACGAAGAGGGCGAAGCTCGCCGCTGTGCACCTCGCCCGGGAGCATCACTGCAAAGTCTGCGGGGCGGACATCCACCACCGGCCGCCTAACTCCAAGTTCTGCGAACTGTGCACGACCGACAAGCCGGTGCGGCGTGCAGCACAGCTGCGGCTAGCGGCCGAGGCGCGTCTCTTCTGACGGAGGTGTCGTGGGATCGCAGACCGATCCGGCCCGGCTGCTCGGCGAGGTGGCTGACGCGCTGAACGCCTGCGAACGGGCCGGGATCATGGTCCGGCTGGCGCACGGGACGGTGGTCACCGGCCACGGGTACGTCCTCGCGGTCGGCGACCCCAGGCTCGGCGCCCGGTGGCAGGCCCGGACCCGCCTCCCGCCACCCGGCAGCGACAACGGGGAGGAGGCGGCTGGTGGTGATCACGTGGCGGGCTGACCGGCCCCCCGTATGCGGCGTCCACGGCCCCCTCACCGACGCCCCGCTGCCCGGCGCGGGCGCGGCGGTGGTCATGCTGGAGCACCTGCGGGACGCCCACGGCAAGACCGTGGACGGGGCGCTGGCCAAGCTGACCGGACGGCCAGCCGAGGGAGCCCACCCGTGAGCGGCCCGCCCGGCTGCCGCTACTGCGAGCAGCCCCACGACCGGGACCTCCTGTGCGACCCGGCCCGCCGCGTCCTCGACGCCCTGTACGCGCAGGGCCAGCGGTTCGACATGCCGACCGTCGAGTTCCCTGATCCGGTCACCCACGCCGGCGCCTTCGGCTCGGGCACCGTGCTCGTCGCTCAGGTCGTCGTCAAGGCCGCCGTTACCGAGGTTGCGGGAGTCCCGCGGCCCGTGCTGATCTTCACCGGTCAGGACAGCGACGGCCGGCTTCTGCCGCAATGGCTGTACTGCGGTGCGGCATCCGAGGTGCGCAAGGTTGTCAAGCTCGTTGCCGACATGGGTGAGATGGCCATCCGCCGGGCACGGCAGCAAGGGGGGCGAGCGGTATGAGCCTGACGACCGACCCGCACGACCCGCGCCTCGGCCACGGTGCCGACACCTCGCCGCGCCCGCAGAACGAGACCTACCTCGTCCTTTCCGAGAAAGAACGCAAGCAGGGTTTCGTCCGGCCGCTGTACCGCGCCTACATCCACCACGACCCGGAGTGCGGCGTGGTGACCAGGATGGGCCTGGCGCTGTGCGAGACCTACGCCCGGAACCCGTCGTTCTACGGGGCCACTTACTGCTGCGGGTGCCGGATGCACCGCCCGGTCGGAGCCGCTGGCGAGTTCACGTGGCTGGACGAGGGCGGCAACGACACGCACGTCCTAGTGGGAACGTGAGCGACCCGCCGCCCGACCTGCCGCCGGTCGCGCTGGAACCCGATACGCTGCCTGAGCACCCGCTGCGCGCCCAGGACGTGGCCGCGCTCTGCCCCAAGGAGATCGGTTGAAGCCGAGCACCGGCCGCGTAGTCCACTACGTCTCGTACGGCACCCCAGGCGGCGAGTACACCAGCGAATGCCGCGCCGCCATCGTCACCGAGGTAGGCGAGGTGTTCGTCCCGGACGGCCAGCCGGTCCCGGAGGGGACGCCGGTCGGCCTGGCAGTCCTGAACCCGACCGGGATGTTCTTCAGGCAGGGCGTCATGCAAGACGAGACAGTCCACGCGGGCGGGACCTGGCACTGGCCCGAGCGCGTCGAGTAGCACCGCTAGGCTGCCTGCCATGGGCTACGCGCACCAGATCGTCGCGGACTACTTCCGCCGCCGCAACGTCCCCCCGGACAGCCACCTGGACGGCCTCTACCAGTACGAGATGATCGTCCTGCGGGACATGCTGGACCGGCTGGAAACCATCCTCGACGACGAAGGCGTCCCCCGCGAGGTGGCGGTACGGGTGATCCGGTGCATGCTGTACGGCTCCCCGTCACCCGCCGCCGCTGAGGAGCGGATGCGGCGTGACGCCGAGATGGTAAAGCTGCTGAGCGAGCGGCCACCGGTCCCGCTGCACTTCCCGGACCCGGACGGTTCGCTCGCTAAGCGACTAGGGATGCCGCCCCGGTCCTGACGGCGCCGAGGGGGCGGGTGACCCGGTGGCCAAGCCCGCCCTGTTCCTCGACATCGACGGCGTTCTCGCCTTCCAGCCCGAAGGACTCATCCTCGCCGTCAACGCCCGGTTCGGCGAGTCGTACCTGCTCGCCGATTCAGCCGGGACGTACCCGTTCTACGCCACGCTCCCCGCGGACCAGCAGCAGTGGGCCAGCGCGAACCGGGCTGTGATCGCGGCGAACCTGGCTCCGGACACCCGCGCGATCCGCGTAGCCCAGAAAGCCGCCAAGGCCGGGCTGGACGTGACGGTCTGCACCGAACGGCCCCCGGCCCTGGCCGGGGTAACCCGGGCGTGGCTGGCTTACTGGGGCGTCCCCGGCGCCGAGACCGCCCAGGTGACCGGGCCGGGCGGGAAAGAACCCCTGCTGGCCTCCTACGGCGAGGACAACCCCGCCCTGCTGGTGGACGACGCGCCGAAGAACGAGGCGCTGGCCCGGCCCGGCGTCGAGGTGTGGGCCCCGCCCCGGCCGTGGACGCCGCAGAGTGACCCGCCGGACGGGGTGACCCGGTTCGGCGACTGGCGGGAC